TACCTCTCATGTTGGATATCGCTAAGCGACCCAAACTGATGGACACGTTCAAGATCCAGCTAAGCGTGCCAATGGAAGGCGAGGCTGAACTTGGACCTTGGGGAAAGGGGAAGAAATATGTGGCGTAAAACTCTGTGCATCGATTTCGATGGCGTCATTCACAGCTACACCAGTGGGTGGCAGGGTGCAACCATCATCAGCGACCCTCCCGTAGCAGGCGCGTTTGATTGGCTTGATACACTGATCGATGAGTACGAGGTCTGTATCTACTCATCACGCAGCAAAGATGTTGGGGGCATCGAAGCGATGCGCGATTGGTTTGTCGCGTATGCCTACGACCCTCAGGATCTGGAGTTCCCCACCGAGAAACCTGCGGCCCACCTGACGATTGATGACCGTGCCATCTGCTTCCGGGGCACGTTCCCTTCGATACTTGAAATTGAACACTTCAAACCTTGGTACAAATAATGCCGACCATCTCGCACACAGAAGTCTCTGCCTATCGTCGTTGCCAGAAATCATGGTGGTATCGCTATGTGATGCGCATCAAACGACAGTTTAAAGGGGTGCGTCTGGTGAAGGGGGAGATCTTACATGAGATGCTCAACGTCCTGGTCAAGCAGCGAATGATCAAAGGCTACGCAGGCCCCGACCCTTGGGATGTCCTTGATAAATATGCCACCGAATACGCTACCTATTTTGCATCCGAGAAAGAGATGCATGGAGATATCGTTGGTGACTGCGGCAAGATCTTCGAAGGTTACCTGCGCAAGTGGCGCAAAGACCCACTGAAGTACGAAGCAAGCGAACTGGATCTGTTTTTTGATTTACCTGGGGGTCTGCGCTTCGCAGGGTTCATCGACAAGATCGCTGTAGACAAAGAACAACGCAGGTGGATCGTAGATCACAAGTTCATGGCAAGCATTCCCACCGCAGACGATCGCTTCAGTGAACTGCAGCTGGTGCTGTACGTGTGGGCGTTGCAGCAGAAGAGCCCAGACATAAAGATCGACGGTGTGCTGTGGGACTACGCACGCTCTAAGGCCCCCACCGAACCAGACATCTTGAAGTCAGGGGAACTCAGCCAACGTAAGAATCTCGATTGCGATGTGCATACATACCGCGAAGCGATCAGAAGAAACGAGCTGCTTGAGAGCGATTACAAGGACATGCTGGCTAACTTGGCAGGGAAAGAAGACACCTTCTTTGAACGAGTCTTCTTGGCAAAACCCAGCCAGGTCATGATTGATACAGTGGTCAGTGATTTCTTAGAAACAGCTCGTGAGATCCAAGAGAAGCGCAAGCCTAAAGCCCACTGTGTGCGCAGTATGTCCCCGTTCAACTGCAACGGCTGCGAGTTCAAGCCCGTGTGCGAGTCCGATGTTCGCGGGCATGACTCCGAGTTCATTATCAAATCCGAATATGTGCAACGTGAAGTAGCGGAGTCAAAGTGATGGTAGCTCAGAGACGTAAAAAAGTAGCAACTCAGCCCGAGGTCACGCGCTCAATCCTAGACCAGATCCAACCTGTGGGGTTACTCAAAACCAATCTGGTCATGATGGTGTACGGGCGCTCTGGAACAGGTAAGACTGCCTTCGGCGCAACATTCCCAAAGCCCATTCTGTTCATCGACACCAACGAACGTGGCACAGAAACCATTCGGCAAGAAGAAGACGTGTACGTCGTGCGAGTCACACAGTGGAAGCAGATGACAGACCTGTACGACGGGTTGCGCAATGGGGAGACTGAAGTAGAGTTCGCATCCGTAGTCATCGATCAGGTGACGAACCTGCAAGACATTGGCATGGCTGAAGTGCTACGCAAGAATCGTAAGGGAGCAGATGAGCCATTCTCGCAGCGTAACTGGGGGCAGCTCGGTGGGCTCTTGAAGCAACTCATCACCGACTTCAGGGAATTGTCAGACAAATACAACATACTGTTGATTGCGCATGAGCGTGTCTACGACGGTGGTGACGATGAGCAAGAAGCTATCGAACCCAGCATCGGAGCGCGCGTCATGCCATCGGTAGGAGCCTTCCTTGATGGTGCGGTTGATGCCATCGGGTCAACGTTCATCCGTGAGCGTTGGCAGCGGGAAGACAAAGAAGAGGTGCGCCACGTGGACTACTGTATGCGGATCGGTCCACACGCGTTCTATTCAACCAAGGTCCGCAGACCCCCAAGTGCAGGACCGATTCCAGAACTGATCGTCAACCCGACGTATCAGAAAATTCGGGATCTCACGGAAGGCAAAAGTATCACTCGTAAAAAAGTCAGGAGTTCAAAGTAAATGGCTACCAGAAAGAAATCGGGATCAAGCGCACCTGCAGCACGTGGCGCGCGTAAGGGAGGTGCATCCACCATCACTGTCGACTTCACAGATGTCGAGGCCGGTGGCGGAATGGCGACACCTGACGGTGTCTACCTAGCTACCGTTAGCAGTGCTGAAAAAGAAGTAAGCCAAAATGGTAACGACATGATTGTGGTGCGTCTGAAGACCAACATCGGTTCTACCGTATTCCATCGCTTCGTGCTGTTACCTCAATCCCTGTGGGTACTACGCACCGCGTTGGATTGCATGGGATTTGAAACGCCCAGCGATGAGTTCCGCTTCAGTCTTGAAGACATGGTCGACCAACAGCTGGGTATCGAGATCACCAACGAAACCTACGAAGAAAAAGATCAGCCTCGCGTGACCGGATACCTTCCGGCAGCAGCTGCTGAAGAGATCATTGAACGTGAAGGTGGCGGCGGGAAACCTGCGAAAGGCAAAAGCAAAGACAGTGCCAAGCCCGCGCTGACGAAGCGTGCGGCAAAGCAAGAACCGGAAGACGAGGAAGACGAGACTGAAGAAGAAGAAGAACAACCAACCACACGTCGCAAAGCACCTGCGAAGCGCGGTGCCGTGAAGGTTCCTGAACCTGACGAAGGAGAAGAAGAAGCGGACGAAGACGAGGAAGAAGAACAACCGCCGCCACGTAAGAAGCGTGGTGAGACAGCAGCGCCAAAAAAATCCGGTGCGTTACGTCCCGGCGCACGTGTGGTGTTCTCTGATGATGAAGGTACTGCGATCGAAGGCGTCATTGAAAGCATTGATGGCGCGATTGCTACTGTGGTCGACGATGAAGAGGGTGAGTGGGACATCCCCCTCAAAGAGTTGACTAAGTCATAGGTGATCAGGACTAAGCCACGTCCGTACCAGAACGATGCCGTTGCTGCGGCTTTACCGCACGACGGCTTCGCTCTGTTCGATGAACAACGCGTCGGGAAATGCCTTGAAACACTGATGATCGTCGATCATCGCAAACCGGATTTGACCGTGATCCTTTGTCCCAAGCAGGCTGAGTTGACTTGGCAGAATCAGATAGAGGAACACCTGGAAGTAGATTGGGATGGTCGCTTTGAGATCATCACGTATCAGCAGCCGGTGAAAGATCTCGACCTTCGTAAGTACTGGTACAAGTGGTCCCTGGAGTTTGTGCGTCACGGCGGAACGCTGATGGTGGTTGCTGATGAAGCGCACTACCTAAAGAAGCCTGGGAGCGCACAGTCGCGCTTCGCTCGTACCCTGGGTAAACGTGCACAGTGGCGGCTCGCCCTTACAGGCACGCCTATCGACAGCGGCTATGAACAGTACTGGGCAATCTTTGATTTCATCAGCCACAACCGGATCTTCCAGACGTACGAAAAGTTTAAAGAACGCTACGTTATCTTCGAAGAGATGAAGCGCAAAGACGGCAAGAAGTACAGCGTGATTGTGGACTACAACCACAAAGCAGAGCTGCGACGAATCATCCGTGAGCACAGTCACCGCATCACATTCAATGAGGCACGGGTCGCTATGGGTAAAAGTCCAGTACGCGTTTGCAGAAAAAAGATTTACTTCGATTTGACTCAAAGTTCACGCAACGTATACACCGAGATGGAAGACGAGCTGGAAGTCACCATCGGCGAGCTGACCATTGACTCGGCATTACCCATGACCTTGTTGCAGAAGCTCCAACAGATCTGCGGAGGGTTTCTGCTGCATCAATCACGCATGCCCGGCACTCGAAAACGTTACCGAACAGTGGTGCCTATCGGCGACGAGAAGATCACGAAGCTCATGCAATTGCTTTCCGGATTGAAAGGCAAGATTGTGATCTGCTGTCGCTTCTCTCATGAGATCGCAGCGATCCAAGAAAAGTTTGATGAGTTCAACTGGTCACACAAAGAGATCTCAGGCAAGTCTCCATGGGATGGCGAGTTCGATGTCGACTTTGTGCTTCTGCAGGTGAAGAGTGGGCTTGGTTTCGACCTGTCGGAATCCAACACCTACGTGTTCTACAGCTGGGACCACAGTTACATCACATTTGAGCAGGCCCGCTTTCGCATCATGTCCATGAAGAACACCGAGCAGGTGAACTACTACTTCTTGATGGCCCGAGACACAGTCGAAGACGATTACTTCAACGCTGTTGCACGCAAGAAAAAGTTTGCACAACTCGTTCTCGATCGGTACCGATCATAACGGCAGGAGTACTTTGATGGCGGATGAAACGAGCATTGGCGTTGACGCGCGGCAGTTCTGTGCAATTGCGCTGGAGTCACGTCGGATCGGTACGCAAGATAAGTTCCTCGACTTTGCGATGTTGTGGGCTACTGACGCTGATCGCTACATAGATCACTTGACCGCGTTGCTCGAAGAGAAAGGTGTTGTCTGTATCTGCCGAGGACTTAAACTCGATCCGTTCTGCATTGTTCATACGCTCCCAGAGATAAAGTTGCTGCAATGAATGAGTCATCTCTCTGGGACTGGTTACGCGACTGCGCTCTGCCGTTAGGCAACTACTCACGTATTGAGTCCCCGGATACCTCACCTGGATTTCCAGATGCTTACTACACCACTGAGGGGCACAGCGGCACCATTGAGCTAAAGTACGCACGGCACAAGAGCCCGCCCTTCCCCAATGATGAGACCGGACTTCGCAAGTCTCAGCTGCGGTGGATTCGTGAAGAGGTCAGGAACGGTGGGGCTGTGTGGATCTTCGCAGAGATCCCTGCTCGGTTAAATCCAATCGGCCTGGATCTGATTCTGTGCATCCACGGTGAGCATGCTTCAGCTTTCAACGGAGCCAGCTTCAAACTTCTGACGGACATAGCTACGCATACGTTATTTCGCAAAGAACCCAGAGACGCTGCTCGCAAATTAGAGGAGATACTTCGTGGACCGAACGTGCTCTTACCGTGACCCTTGGAACATCGCACGCTGCACCGAATGCAATGTCACTGTCGATCTCTGCCAGTGCGTCAACGTGGCCAATAGCGCACACGAACGCTTAAGTGGCCCTGATGGTATTGTCATGGCCATGGTACGCGGGGAACTGATCGCAGCTCGTCAACAGTTTCCGGGGAGCACTCACATGTTGGCGGCTCTCATGGAAGAAGTTGGTGAGCTTGCTCAGGCAATGATCGACCACGATCGTGGAGGCAGCCAAACAGCTATCCAGGTGCTACGCGAAGCTGTCCAGGTAGCATCCATGGCTGTTCGCATAGCTGTTGAGGGGGATGACAACATGGTCTATGAATTCCCTATGCTAGATCAGGGTTTGCCACGTACTCGCCCAACCCCCAGGTGAAGAGCCATGGCTGACGACGACATTGGAATGGACAAAGGTGAGATCGAGACCCGTATAGGCACCTCCAACGGACGGGTAGTTATTATCTGGCCCAAGGCGATTGCCTGGGTCACCTTCGACCCAGACTCAGCGGACAACTTCGCCAACATGCTCAAGATCCGCGCTGCCGAGTGCCGCGTTGAACTGGCCAAGGCAGCTCATAGCGCTATTACAAAACATTAACTTTCCACGGAAGCGAATACGTGTATGATGCAAGATGATTCATCCACTATGGAGATATGAGCATGGCTAGCAGAGCGGCTTCCGACAGCATCGGGGCACAGTTGGCAATGATGAGAAAACGAAACAAGAAGGTCTGCGGAAACCCCGAATGCAAACTGAAATTCGATGGGCTCTCCATCACCACGTATTGCTCTGACGAGTGTCGCTTCCGAGCGGCATATCTGCGGCGCAAGAAGCCAGAGTAAACCAGGGAGATTCAAATGGCATTCCTGAAACAACACCGCAAAGCAACACTGCAGCTCGAAGGTCGCAAACTGACGGGCGCATTTGAAGTGAGCCTCACCAACGAGAACGATCGTGAAGTGCTGATGGAATGGATCAGTGAGATTCGCAAGCAGCTGCGTCAATTCGATTCGGCGAAAAAAGCATCATGATGATGGTGGACCTGGAAGGCACGCTGACCGATCACTCTGAACGGATAGCAATCCTTCTGACCCTCACCAAGAGCGATCGTAGGAATCAAGACGCGTGGAAGACTTACTACGCGGGCATCCTAAGTGATCCCCCGCGTGAAGCTGTCATGCGTTACGTTCGAACTGCTATTCAGCAGGGCGAACGGCTACTAGTCTTCAGCACACGCTTCGCTAATAAATACCGACACGAAGAGGCGTGGCTTCGTGCTCATGAGTTGTGGGAGCACGTCGAGTTACTCCAGCGTGGTAACACCGAGACAAAGATTGAAGGTCCCAGCCTTGTCGTTAAGTGGGTGAAAGAATTTCAGCCAAGTGTGTTCATCGATGATCGCCCCGAGGCACGTCAGATGGTGCGAGGGCTTGTACCTGGAATGCTCATCCTCGACCCTGCCGAACTGCAAACGTCCTTCCTACCCATGCCCATCAAGGAGCCTACTGCTATGATCGAGTTGGTGAATTCCACCAGTGACGAACGTCTCGTCAGCAACGTCGTACCGCCGAGCCCTGAGAGCAATGATGGATCCGCAGTGTGCTGATGGGTTCGTCTATCACGTCTGGGGTGACGACGGACTCTGTCAGCGCTGTGGTGTCAGCGGGTGCCGGGGAAAGCCATTCGCCGAGAGATTGGAGGACGACCTGTCTGGGTCTGCATTGCTCGGGCCAAGCCGCCTTGTTGATCTCCCGCGCCGATCCGATTTCGGGGGATCACATCACGAGGTCGATTCTGCATCCGCAGTTTCTGGAGCACTCCCTGCATGCTTGACGGCAGACGTGGTCCGCCCATCGGGAGGCCTCCAGATCCCTGACTTCCTTCGGGGATGGGACGTGGACCGCCACCAGTAGGGAGCGGCATACGCATGTCACCACCCATATCCAGGGGCGCAGGTTGAGGGAACATCATTCCTGGCGGTAGAGGTGGTGGTTTTCGTGTGTGCATCTGCCCCGGCATCTGTCCCGGCTGAGCTTGCCCCCCCCACAAAGGCTCGCTGCTAGACTGAATCATTCCTTGATCTGGACTGGAATTCATCGCGGCCAATAGCCCCCCCGAATTCGTATCTGGCCCCATCATGGGCACCGGTCCCCCCAGTTGCATCCGCACCGGCCCCCCCTGAGCCTTACCCCTGCGGTTCAGGATGTCCTCGATACGCTGTTTGTGCGCACGTAAACGCTCGCTGTGGGCTGTGGAAGCGCCTCCCCCCAGGTAAGGACCCTCTGGAGCAGTTGCGGCCTGCAGGCCTCCACGTGGTGCGCGCAATGCAGCTTCCCGTACACGTTGAGCATCCCACTGCTGGTTCTGGATCCGATTCGGGTCGTCAACAGCCATGTGCTGGTAAGGATCCCCCTCCGTACGGGCAAACTGATCGTAGTTCCTGGCAGTAGGATCTACGACGCTGTATTTGTCCCAAAGCATGCGCGTGATCGAACCGGGCTCCCCGTGCTCCATTCCCGATGTAGGTGCCGGGAGAGGGACGTAGGGTTTGGAGCCTCCCAAGATGGTGGGTTCGGTACCGCCACCCGCAGCCGCTATATTCTCGGCAGCGCGATGGATCATCCCCCCCGACCTGTAGTGTTCCACTTTCTGGCTGTCGTTCACGAAGCCTTCTGCGACAGCCCGAGACGGAGGGTTCTGCATGTAACGGGGGGTCCATCCGTGAGAGATGCCTCGCATCAGACGCGCCTGTTTTGCACTCTTGAACGGCATAGCAACTGCTCCCCCTCGCGCAAATTTAATAAGTCCACCATGTGCTTCCCGATGTTTTATGGTCGCATCGTTTGGATGAAAGATGACGTAGTTGTGCGAACCCTCACCAGCCTCTCGGCTACCTTGGTCTAAGTATTTGATACCGGGAACACCTTGTGAATGGAGGTAAGCAGCTGCCTCTTTATCACCACCTAATGCACGTGATAATGCTTGGTGAATGCTTGCCCCATCGCGCGGTTTATCAAAATAAGCGGTCCAGTCGCTGCCGGTGTAATCACCCCGATCATTGGTGAAGCTGCTGACAGCATCTCTAACTGTTTTTGGCTGCTCACCCAGGGGCTTATCCCAATCAAGCAAATGGCTCTCATGAGGAATCTCAATCGTGTACAGCCTCCCATTTGGTTTGATTTCTACCTGCGTTCCGCTGCCTTTCAATTCTCTTAGGTAGTCGAGCGCGTTGTACAGGTTTTGTGCCTTCCGAAGGAATGCTTTCCGATCCGGGCTACGGTTCATGTCGAGAAGCTTATTCGCATTCGGGATGGCATAGTTTTCAAGCTCATCAAGAGCCTGATCTAAGTTCCCACCATGTGCCCTTAGGTAATTACGCGCCTCAATAGGGACGTTAGTCGCAGGCTTCGGGGTGAGATTCAGATCAAAGCCCCCAAGCTTGTCCCGGTATTCCGTTCCCACCTCACGGTTACCCGCAGAGTAGATGCCGTGCCCATACGCCGCAGCACCCTCTCCAGCCCCCACCTTGCTCATATCAAACTCGCCGAGCGGGTTATTGGGGGTCGCCGGAAAAGTATACGGCGTACCGTGATGTGAGGTAGTTACGCTACGAACGGGGGGCTCCTGTCCGCCCCCTACCGCTCGATCCATTGCCCTGCCTTCCGCATCAGACATCAGGCGTCTTTGCTCAGCATAGGGGTCACCCGTAGCACGAGCACTAAGCTCGGATTCAACCTCCGGATTTCTAGGATCTTTCTCAAGTGCTTTCCACAGTTCGCCGTGGGTGAAATCCTTGAACTTTGGATTAAACCCCGGATTAACAGGGGGGCGAACGGGTGCCCGAAGAGACGCGCGACGAAATGGCAGAAATGCACTAAGCGCACCCGTGGTGAGTGCGCCTGTGGCCGGTGATGCTTGACCTACTGTCTTGCCTGGGAATTCCAACGCTTTATTGATGGGGTCCATAACGGCACCCAAACCTGCAAGCCCAGCGTTACCTTGCTCAGTGCGAGGTTCGTAGGTCATTGACTGCTGCAAGCGCTGGACTACCTCCGCTGCAGCTTTAGGATCTTGCCTGTGCAGGAGCGACAGCAGCCCACCAATGCCTGCGATCGGAGTCGCAGCAGCACCCGTCAGTGCAGTTGCAGCAGGCTCGGTAAGTGCGCGCCACCATTCACCTGTTGGCTTCTCAGCCATTTAATCCACTCGTCCCGTGCGACCATCAATGATCGCAACATCAGGTTTCGGTTGGATCAGAGCCAGGATGCTTGCCATGACTTCAAGTTTCGTCTCATCACGCAAGCCCAAGGGTGAATTATCGTCGGCCCCACCATGAACACCCACTTGCTGCCGATCTTTCCAGTGCTCACGCTGGCGATTGGTGATCCACAGTTTGATTGCCGCGACATCCGGCTTGTGATGCTTGATCGTTTGGGCACGGATGATCTCGCCGTCCCACTGGAATATCTTTTCTTCATCGTGGCTGTAGCCCACAGCAGTTTGGTACAGCGATCCAAACACAGCTACGTCAGCATCAGTGTACCCATTCTCAAGAGCTTTCTGGAATGCAGGGTATTCCTTCTTCCATCGCCCTATTTGCGTCTCCGAAATGTCGAGCAGTTCGGACATCTGCTCTTCAGTGACGCCTCGCATGGCAATTGCGCGCACCTGATCCAGATGGTTAGGTAAGAAGAGGCGCTTATTTTCAGCCAATAAATGGCCTACGCGATTCCTGACCAAACGTTTCCGTACTGCTGGCATTTACGGCGCTACTCCTTGAAACATCTCTAGGGCTCTCTTCGGCAGATCGGCGAGGCCAGCGGTGCTTTCCTTCGCCTTAGCCTTCAACGAAGAAACCTGTTTCTGACTTTCTGTCTTCAGCATCTCGGGCGTGATCTCGGAGAAGTCGACCTCAGGCAAATCGAGACGCTGCTGCCGCCACTGATTATCCAACGCGACCATCACAGGGCGCATCTGGTTCATGATGGCTTCGGTAGCTTTTGGATTACCTTTGGCATGTGCAAGTCGGATCATTTGGTTGCGCACGTACTGACTTTCTGCAGTGTGTGCAACAACGCTGGTAACTGCAGCAGCCCCAACGAGGGCACCCAGCATCTCCGTCAGAAGAGCACCACCTGCTGCAGCAGCAGATGCAGCCATCCCAAGACCCTTACCCGATGACTGCGCTTTGTTGGTGATCTTCAGATACTCACGCGCGCCTGTCAGCAATTCCTGGTCGCCCGCCTTGAATATGATGCGCATAGTTCGACGTGATTGGGGGGTGTCGAGGTACGCAGCAAACTTAGCAGGGTCCACCGACTGCGGTGCTGCATCCGGTCGCCACTTCCCAGCCGTCAGCGCTTTCGTCATGAAGCGTTGCCCTACAGCCCTCTGGCCCTCCTTCGTGAGCCTGTCGAATAGCTCCTGCATCAAGACCGGTTTGTCTGCGTCCATCAGTTTGTCCACGACATCACCGTTGAGGTCACCTATAGCCAGGTGCTTCCGCAAAACCTTGTCTGTAACGCTGTTGCTTTCACGTACCCAGGCGCGGCCTATCGCGTCCTGTGTTGGGTTTTTATTCTTCCCCCAGAACCTCGCCCTGACCATGCGATCGACAAACGATTGCGCGATCTCCTTACCCAGTGAAGAGTCAACATCGATGTTGTACTCGTGGGCCAACTCGGTCAGCGTGTCCGCACGTTGCGCCTGCTGCTTCACACGTACTGAACCCAAGCCGGTAAGTGGAATTCGCTCAGCCATCTTGAAGAAGATCTTCAATGGGGGTGATAGCTTTTCGAACAGTGCGTCTGACGTTCCGATCTTCTTACCTGTATCTTCCGCGTACTGCAGCGCTTGCGAGATGGTCTTAGGAGCAACGTTCTTGGCAATATCCTGGGTACTTGTGCCCCCCAGAAAAGTTGGTAGTGCCTGCTTTGCTTCCTGCAGCGTGCCTGGTATCAACTTCGTCCCAGCACTGATAGCGGGTTTCGCGATGTACTCAGGTATAGCTCCAGCAGCAGCACTGAGCGCAATGTCCCCTTTGTTGAACTCACCCCCAGCCAGTGACTGGCCTGCTTGCATTGCGCCTTCAGTGACGCCTGCCCCCACACCCATCACTCCTACTGCAGCTGAAGTAGCTTCCGCCAACGCTTTCTTCTTCGCAGTGTTCGTGATCGCGGTACGTGCTGCTACCAACGGTATCTGGGTAGCTCCAGCTGCCAAGCGACCTGACGGTGTGAATGCAGAGGCAAGGCCCAGCAGCTGCAGGATGTCCATGTAGCTGACACCAGGACGATTGATGACTGCCTGCGCCCCATTAGAATTGTTAGTCGCAATGAGAGTACCGTCCGGCGCATACGTGATACCCACGTCCGGATTCTGCGCAGTCAGCATCTTCGCAATCTCTGCCGGATCAGACGCTGTCAACATAGCAGCGGTCACGCCGAAGTTCTTCGCTACGTCTTTCCGTGTTTCTTCTGGCGGTAAGAACGGGCGAGTACCTGTCTGCGCAAGTTCAGGTAACTGAAGAGATGCGCGTGATGTTCCTTTCTTCTCGGGGAACGGAGTCTTTTCCATATCCTCCGTAGCAGCCATTTCGGTCTCGGCGTACGGATCGAAGTTCGGATCGTCTTCAGCGTACGGATCGTAATCAGTTGCTTCAGCCATCAGATTGCAACTCCCAATTTACGCAACTCGACTACGATGTCATCGCTCATGTCGAAGCGTTTTTGGAACATCTCGATCTCTTTCTTCTGCTGGTCAGGTGCCTTTGCATCGCGCATCCGCTGCAGGAATCTTTCAAGAGATGCCGTGGAAGGCTTACGATTCACTTCAGCAGGTGTATCTCCCTGCTTCTTCCGGTACGCATCAATCTGGCCGCGTATATACTCACGGTAACCTTTGTTCTTGATCTGCCCTGCTGCGGTATAGCCACGATCGATCGTATCGTCATAGGTCTGCAGCATGTCGTCGAGGACCCTCATGTTCGTATCGACGTTCTGCGTCAGACGAGCGTGTTGCTGTTCGATCTTCCGGTATTCGAAATCAGTTTTGCTACCCGTGAGTTGCAACAGCTGGTCCATCAATGCGCCTCCCACCTTGCTTTGTAGAGCCAGCAGTTGAGTTCCTTCCGGGATCGCTTCCGTGATACCGAGGTACTCCGTCAGCCTGAGCATATCGGCCTTCAAGCCACTCGTTGTACCGCCACCTGCTTTGACCTTCGCGAGGATGCGATACGCCTCTTTGATTTTCGGCTGTACCACCATCGCACCCGTCGCTGCATTGATGTGCTTCGTGTAATCAGTGGAAGCTCCTTCAGCTTCCTCTCGTGCCGTTGTTGTCGAAGTAACAGTCAGCGGGTTCACTGTTGCAGCAACCTCAATCGGTTTACCGTCAGCCTCGCTGAGGTGCCGAACGGTTTCACCACCCGGCATCAATACTTCACTGTATCGCACAACATGATCCGTACTGGGATCCAACCCCAGATTCGCTGCTTCTATGCCCGCCTTAACGATCGCGTTATACGAGCCAAGGACACGTGCGCGGGCCTGCCCAACTTGGTACCCCGCTTCTTTTCCGAGAATGTCGATCTCGTTCTTCGCGTACTCGTTCTCAGCACCAGCCTCTTGTTCGTTAATTCTCTGCAGCGCAAGCTGACGCTCTAACGCTTCTTTGTTAGTCAGCTCTTGTTGCTGACGGACCAACCCCGCCGAGTTACTTACGGATTCACCGAAGCCACCAGTCTTCGTCGGTGCCAACATGCCCTGGGCCAGGGCTAGCCATCGCGTGGACTTGTCTTCAGGCTTCATTGCCAGCAACGCTTCCTGTCCGGATCTCAATCGTGCGATGGCTCTCTCGTACGCTGACTGGTTGACCTTGCGTGCTGCCTGGACGGAAGCTTGCAACGAGTCAGGCAGTGCATCGCCAACGGTCCTCTGTGATGCAGCAGCATCTAGCGCGCCTGACCCCCCCACAGTGCCGTCAGAGTTTGCATCTCCATAGGAATCTTCGTCGTCAACACCAACTGCTTCGGCAAGGCCACCACTTTGGTAACGCTTTTTCATCAGTCTTGATCCTCTATTTTCACCGCACCTTGCGAACGTGTCGTCAAGTCACAGTGGGGGTAAATCTTACCTGCCACCGCTTGCAGTTCTGGCTGCTGTCGTGAACGACCAGTCAAAGACCGCACCCAGTTTGCGCCTCGACTGAAGAAACCACGAACAGCTTGCGCAAGGCCCCCTAGCCCATAGCCCTGCGCTTCATACGCACCAACTTTCCCCCGGTGGCATAGTGCGCCAACCCTCCGTGACGATAGTCATTGGGACCTGCAAAATGCCCGCTATAATCCACACGAGGTGCTGTGTGATCTTCGATGTACTCTCCGGTCAGATTGTCGATGTATCCGCCTTCAGCTGCGTGAACTGGGCCACCACGTGCAGAGGTCAATCCCTTGTACGTGCCGTACGCACCTGCAATCTGTGCAAGACCGGACGGTTGGTAAATATCTGCGGGGCCAGTCTCTTGCCTGTTGACGGTGCGACCGACAGCTGATGCGGGAATCCCTCGAATGATGTCCGACATATACGCTGCACGCTGCATCGGCAGATCGCGTTGTTCCAGGAAATCTTTGTACGCAAGATCCAACCCCGCCTGCGTTTGCCCTTGCCGAGTCTTGCCAATATTTTCAAGTGCTGCCGAATCCAACGAACCCAGCTTGGAAGATGCCTCGCCCATCTGTCCCAGCTGATTTGCGCCCTGGAACTGAGCCAATGCACCCTGCACCCCAAGTCGTCCCGTGGCTTCTTCGAGACCACCTGCGGTCTTAGCAAGCTCACCCGCACGACTTCGATCAGATCCATAGATATCAGCCGCCTGTCCGTACGCAGTACCCAACGTACTCAGACGTTGCTGCTCCAGGTTCTCTTGGATGTCCCGAACCCCTTTGACACCGATATCTTCCATGGAGCCGAAGCCACCACGTGATCCGTACTGACCCGCCCCTGCGAAAGTCCGTTGGAGCTTCGGCAAGAAGTTCTCCTCCAGCGTGCGCGTGGCAAGGCCTTCCTGTCGATTTAGCACATTCTGTACATAGGGGTTCATGTACGCTTCAACATTGCCCGGATCGTTGAAGTTACCCCCAGCCTGATCTATGTAAGGTTGTGCCGCTCCGCGCACATCAGTGTTCCCTGCGCGTGAAGCTTGCTGAAGCCCCCCCTGCGTTGCCTCTGCACCTGATTCGAGGTACGGCTGATACGCGCCGATGTTCTCTTGCGCAAGCCCAAAAGCCCCCTCCTGCTCAGGGGTAAAGCCTGCGATGCGGGGACCTTCGTACGGAATGTACGGTTCAGCTGCGGCAGCGTTCGCACGAGCGATCAAGCCCTGCGTGTAGTCCGACATCCACTTCGGGACATTCTCAACAGTCTGTCCGTAAGTAGTGACTGACTTCGGAGGTTTCCCCTCGAATAAAAAGTCAGTAATGCTTGACATCTAATTCCTCCCCGCAGCGATTTGTGCCCGTCGCAGTGCCTTCATTCCGCCACCCATCGACATGTATTTTGCAGGGGGCTTCGCCTTGTGCGTGAACTCCCCCTTCTTCAGATTCGTCGCCTTGTGCTGGCGTAAATTACGTCGCATTTCATCAAGACGCCGCGCACCAGCATCACCCGAACCATCCCCCAGCAATGACACGGTCTCAGCATCGACGACGTATTCACCGTCACTGAGCCTCGCCTCAATGTCATCGGAGCGTCCGGTACCGGGTCCCCGCACGTAACGACCCTGCGCCGCTGTCTGAGGCTGTGCTTGCGGGGGAATCATCTCATTCGTGGTCCCGTTGAAGGTCCAGCCCTGCTGCTCCAGAGCCTGCCGTTGCGACGCACCGACATTACCTGGGGGCAGTATGATCGAACCCTGACCTGGAGGGGTCGCCAACGATGGGGCTGACGCAGCAGCAAGCCCCCCCTGCTTCTCGTATGACTCAGGCCCCAGGAACAGGTGTTGCCCCGACATAGGAGCGCCGGGGCGTCCGTACGTGTAATACGAGTTGGGGTCCATCGGCCGAATGGAGCGCTTCAGTGAGTACTGCGGTAACGGTTCATTGAAGTCTTCCGGATACAGTGGCGGTTTGGGGTTGCCATAGCCCCCTTGCGACGAACCTCCCAAGGCACCGAGCCCAAGAATCGCAGGCAGGGCGTAGTCTTCTATACTGGTTCCTTTGCCCATTTGGGCTGCGCCTGCGGCTTGCGCAGCGCCCCCAGGGGTACCAGCAGAGGCTACCGCAGAACCCGGCGCTGTAGCGTCACCGTAGATGCCTCCAGAGATGGCCCCATCCTTCACTACCGGTGAGTCATTCATGGGATCTGCAGAACCGGGATCCATGTTGATCTCCGGAGTCGTCGGCGTGGTGCCGAAGTAATCCTGAGCACCCGCGACAAACTTGTTCACCATGGGGCGTGTTACTGCCGCATTCAGCCCCCCCTGCACTGCGCCCTCCCCAAAATCTCCTCCGCTCGCTTTTGACCCAAGGCCTTGAAGCGTCGCGCTACCTGCGATGTCAGCAGTCTTTCCCGACAGCCCTACCGCTTTACCTGCAGCTTCACCCAAGCCCCCAGAAATGGCACCGCTGACTGCCCCCCGTATGGCCCCTTCTTTGCCACCGGCAACAGCACCGAGGCCTCCCTGAATGACTGCATTGCCAGCGATCGTAGCTGCAGTGCCCGATGCACCCATGAACGCCCCAATGGCAGGTGCTGCCCAAGGAGCAAAAACAGCCAGCGCGATCGGTGCCACGGTCTGAAAGATAGGAGAACCCACCACCTTTTTCACGGCGTGTTTGATCTTCTTCCACGCACTGCTCAAGAAGCCGTACTCACCAATGCCGGTCTTGGGGTTGATCGTCGGCTTGCCCCACATGGCAGTGATCGCGTCGTACTCATCGGGTGCGAGATGCAACATCATCGAATCGTCACCACGACCCGCGCGTCGAGCCGTCTCAGCTGCGCGTCGAGTTGACCCCCCATGAGCCATTGCAGGGGTGATTCCCGTATCAGGAGCCGAGTACAAACGCAGCTGTTTAGCTTTAGCCTTTGGCACGCCCTGTCGGGTCAGCATTTTTTGTGCTGCTTGGGTGTAGAGCAGTTGAGGACCGCCAGGCATCGACTCGATCTGCTTCGCAGCGTCGATAACTTCTTGGTTGCCCCCTTGCTGGCTCAACAGCTGTGCGAGGCCCCCTTGCGTTTCACTCTGCATGTTTCGTAGCTTTGGCACTTGCGCTCCTTCCCGTCTCCGACCTGTTCACGTTCATGATTTATCCCGAGAAGTCAGCGACTGCAAACAAACGTTCGGCCCACTCTTTCCAATCAGGGTAGGTAAACGGATCGGGTGCATTTTGCCCCAATGGGTTGTTATCGCAGAAGACACGTTGTGCCCAGCGTTGCCAATCATTTAGGTCATCGAGGCGTGGGTAGTTCTTTGATTTCTCTTCCAGAAGAGAACTCATTTGATCCGACCACTCAACCACGCCAGAAAAGCCCCGAGGGTCTAAGAGCGTCATGATTCAACCCGTCCATCAGCGGGTTCCATATGCGCATACGTGTCACCGTATTCGTAATTGCCCCCCTGTACGTTGGACTCCCAACGAAAGCTCATCAGTCTACGAATGCCATCTTTCAACTTGAGGGTCTCATCAGTCGAAGTCGCGGCTGTGTCAGAGAACGTTTTAGTAGCACTCAAGACCAGGGGTGCTCTTGAATTTGCTCGACCGTTCACCTGCATTGTCATGTCCCCCACTTGAACAAAGTCGGGCTCAATGCGTGCAACACGCAAAGATTTGGAACTGCTGGACTGCTCCAGCATCGATAACTCGTGCGTTTCGAAGTAAGACTGAATCGCACTTATGGTGGAAGCGCGGATCTTGTCCAGTGCAGTCTCATGCTGCCACAACGTGCGCCCATTGACCGTGACTTCGTTATCGACCGCAAAGGGACGCTGGTACACATCTGCATAAATCCCTGCAGTGCGCCCCTGATCTACAGTGTTAGAGTCTGGCAAAGCAGTGTCATACCACGTGTTCTCTCGCAAGTTGTAGATCACCGCATGCGTGCACTCGGTAGCACTGCCTCTTGGGTAACACCACCAGATCTCTCCGTAACGTGGGATCTTGAAGCCAAAGCACTTTTGCCGTTCATTGAAGTTGATGTTGTCAAAGAACCAGTTCTGGCTCATGTCGTTCGGGATCTCCCGTACAACACCGTTGAACATCAGCCAACGATCAACACCCGGCCAGTAATAAATCCCGTCGTATTCGACAATGCCTTGCGAACTCAAGACGGAGATATCAGTAGCCAGAATGTCGAATGCAAAATCTGGAGGTCCTCCTGGTTGGAAAGATCCCCGAATCAAAGCGTTAAGTGCCCACAGCAAAATACCCGGACCAGAACCCGATCCGCGTAACGCCATGCCACGCACGATCTTTTGAGTACCCACATTGAAGTCGATCGGTAGTGTCGCCAAATTGTTGATGGCGGATTGTCGGATGAGCCCATCACTACCAAAAGCAAATAGATACTGACCTGTCACGCAGATGCCACCACTAACAGGCACCGCATTCCACGCTGCATTCAATCCGGCAGTAACGAGAACACCTGCAGCTGTGACCACACCAATATAAATATTTCGCCCTACAGAGTTATCAATATCCGCAAGGTTCGGAGCAGCGTGAGCCACCAACAATGTCTGCGCTGCACCTGAAGTATCCGCGAAGATCGCAAACTGCCACAGATTATTTACGCTTGTTACAAATCCTGCAGGCGTGCGACTGTTGAAAGCTGTTAGCGTGCCATTTGAAACAAGATACTGCCCAAGAGTGTTGGGGTGTCCCAAGTGCAAATACTGGGTGTCGTCTCGCGAGAAGCTCGTCATCCCCCGCGTAATCTCAGGCACCGTATCCGTGACCTGTTGGTATCCCCCAATCTTCTTGGGACGACCCCGCTGAAATCTGCACCACTGCACATCGAGATAATAGCCGCCCTCGAACCGGCTACCATCTCGCTTGACGCCTGACTTCGAGACAATGAGTACCGGTTGCTCAGGCATTATGCGACCTTCTGAACACGCATGAAGGAACCTGCCTGGAGAGATGTATTCGTGCCGTTACTCGTTCCCTGTGCCCATTGCAGATCAATCGCTGTCCCAGCGGTGTAAGCCGCACCAGTCACAACACCAAACCGACAGGTCACCCATTCATCGACACCCGCATTGTCGAATGTTGCCTTGGTTTGTAGGACCCCCGCTGAACCGTTCGTCACTAAGCTCTCGACGGTGCCCCCCTGTTGAACCGACCAACCTATGCCGTTTTGAACAGAGACATTGCCTGCCTGCCCATTGAAATCAAATTGCCACCGAAAGCCATTAGCAGTAGCACCGTTGCCCGCAAAGACGAGGGCCACCTCAATGATGTAACGCGAACTCGGCTGAAGCGCGAACCCTGCCAAATCAGGATCATCAGTGGGGGTGATTGTTGTGTTTCTCGATGTCGTACCCGATTTGACGTTCCCCGTCACCATCGCTGCAAAAATGTTCGCAATCGTTGCCTTTCTTTTTGCTGGGACACTGACATCCTGCAGGGGCATCTCATCATCAAACTTGAGTGCTGTTTCAGCTGTCATCCCGGCAATGTCCATCGCCAGGTCGTTGGCGTTGACGATAATGCCGCCGTTCGCCACGGCAACAACATCGAAAGTACGATCAGCGGAGAGATCGCCCCCACCAGTCATGCCTGCACCAGCAGTCACAAGTCGAGAGGTTGGGGGTACCTGCAGTGCAGCTTGAGCAGCGGCAATCGTAGTAGCTCCGGTGCCCCCCTGTCCGATCGTTATCGGGAACACAACAGCTGATGCGCTCGTTGCGTTAATTACGTTCGTAGAATCGCAGTACAGGATTACCGTCTGACCTTGAACAACTGTCGGAGGGCCTACTTGAGCAGCTGTAGAGACCGATAAGGTGAAGGCACCTGTCGTCTCATTATCCACCCAGTACTGCTGAATCGTATTTGGAACAACGATGCGACGATTACCTACAAGCGCACCGGTAAAGCGATACGCGATGCGATTCAAATTCGCACCGGCTAACACGAAGTCACCCGAACCAGGAACAGGGATCGACACGTAATCAAATGCGATCGATGAGCCCGAACTTAAGCCGACAGTGAAGAAGTTTGCGCCGTCCGTGAAGATGAAACACGAGTCAAGCGGATCCATATTGATGCTAGCCGAGCCATCGATGGAGCCCGCAGCAGGCAAAACATTCAATGTGCCCGAACCGGAATTGCGTAACATGAAAAACCAATCGCTACCCACAACACCGGCAGTGGGCAGGTTGCAGATACCTGCACCTGAGGTGTAGATCAGACACTTCGCTCGATCAGCACTAACTACCGTGATCGGTGTTGATGCTTTGACAGAAGAATCAATCTTCTGATTCAGCGTAGTCGCAACTGCTTTAATCCCAGCACCCGCAAGTGCCGATGCCGAAGCAACTGAGACTGAGGCCCCCATCTGAAAAGTTGACCAAGTCCCTGCCGCTGTCGTATTGCTGGTGAGAACAAGTACCCACTGTTCTCCTGGTTGCACAGTTTGAAGCGTGCCCCCGGCCGAGTTCAAAACAGTGAATGCATTCGCACCCACGTTGTTGAACGTCGTCTTATTGCCCGTCGCTGCGATGAGTGCCGAAGGCATCGTGATGCTGAGACTGACTGCGGTGGCGTTGACGTTGATGAAATCAGCAACAACTAAACTGCCAGTGATCTGCTGTTCAGTGGGCCACTGAAGCGTAGCGTTGATAGCCGTCGTGATCAGGACGAAACTTAGCTGTGACGGGAAGATCAGATTCCCACCAAACACATTGGTGTAAGGCATCAGACGTTCTCCCTCGTAACTTGCCTGTCGATAATTCGTTTCACGTCCTGTGCTTCGAGGATTGCAACGTCACGGTCATAGATACCCTGCCACACAGGAATTCGCTCATCGTTCTTGAGGAACGGTGTCGCTTGTAGAAGCGCACCATGAAGCAACGCATTGGGCGCAAAATCAGTCGTCCAATTTGTTTGATTGACATCATCAAGCAGCGCAGGCATTTGCCAGAAATTCACCTCGAAGGGATATGCCACATCAGGTGTCGGCGCGATGAGCCAGTTGTAGTAGTCATAGTCCGCAAAGAATTTGGGTTGCGCTAGCAACGCTTCATCCGGCCAGTACAATCGGCAGTACTCGTATGAACGAGTGAACAGAGGGGTGCGTACCTGCGAGGCACCTACGCCAAAGTTCATCGAGATTGTCGCACGCCACCGGTTAGGCTTCGCGATCACAGATCCCCCAACCAGCATGGTGTTCGTCACCACGGTAACGAAACCGAGCAACTTGAGGGAGTTGGCCAGGTCGCGCTCAGCCAGGTTGATCAGGCTGGGCAGCTGCTCAAACACTGTGGGGTCGACAGCTGTCCCGCGCTCCAGATAGGCCCGAAGGTCTGTCAAAAGCGAGTTATAGGTCATCGAGACGGCCATCGATTACTCCTCAGACCAGGGGTTCTGGTTCTTCCACGTTGTCGTCGTCCAGGGTCTCTTCGGCCAGGGCCACTTGCCACTCACGCACATTCTCCACACGCTTGCGCAAGTCGCCCCATTGTGCAGGTGTTGGGGATCGTCCTAGAGAAATGACACTCTCGATGACTTCCCTGAATGCATGAATGTCATCTGACGCAGAATCGTCACCCTCAACTGCTAGTGTAGCGAGGATGGTCAGTAGCTCAGATGTCTCACCCGCTCTTAAGCCGCTCTCACCGCTCAAAGTGGGGTTGGCAAGAGCTACCGCAAGACGTTCAAGCGTTTGTACTATTCCGAGATCAGCCAAGCTCATGGACTTGCTCCTGTTACGCCGATTTTTCGATTTGCTTCAGTTCAGGCACCGGTTGAGGCCTCGGCGGATTCGCCAAAATAACCGTACCCGCTGCGATGCCTTGCAGGATCACGCTCAGATAATTCAAGTGCCCAGAAACGGCCAGCGTCACACTGACACGCAATTCAGGGTCCGAGAGCAATCCAAGACCTGCCTGCGCAGCTGCTTGAACTTGTTGGGGGGAAAGATTTACTTCTTGTTGCACTGTAGCCTCCAGGGCTGGTTGGGGGATTTAATTTAGTCGAGTCACGGTGATATTGCCGTCGCCACCCAAGGTCAGTGATCCGGAAGCTCCCGATCGAGCAGCCTGCAAACTGAACGTGGATGCCGAAGCGCTACTGTAGTTGAGAGTGCCCGTAAAACGAACAACATGAGTATTCGTGGGTGTGACTGGCGTGAGACTCATCGTTGAGAACAACGACTGGTCTAGGGCATTATCGGTGACCCCACCTGCTGCAGCTCCAGCATCTATCAATTCCCAGAGCATCGTACAAGTGGCATCCGTAGCCCCAGCAGTTCGAGCAAAGAAGAACTGGAAGTCAGCGGGAGTTCCTGCGCCCGAGACAATGGTGATGAAACCATCGATCTTGTAGATCCCACTGGTGCCCTGCAGGTCAAAAGCCATACCTGTGACGGTAGTCAGGACTGTCGTGTTTATCGTCTGCCCGGTGGCTCCTTGCGCAGCCACACGCAAGTCCGGCCGCGTCAACACCCCAGCCAGTGCAGCAGTAGGTACATTCCAACCGGTGATCACGCCAGCGTTGGTGATCCTCAGTCGTTCTACCGGTGTGATAGTGCCGTCCAACGTAGTCAGGAACATCAACCGACCGGGCATGTCAGCGGCACCTGGAGTACCGTCTGACGCGGCTTGAATCTGCGCCGCGATGTTGGTGATGTCCGAGCCGTTAGCTCCGTACCAATTGATCGACCCCAAGATGTCGTTGTTCTGAACGATCGTGTACGAACTCGCCGTCGTGCCACGAGATTTGCGCAGGGCGTAGACGGGACCTGTCGCACTGTTGGTGTAGTGATCAAGAGCAACAGAGGGGCCAACACCCTGAATCACGATTCCAGCGATGGCGCTTTCTACGGGGTTCGGTGCGTTGCCGTAAGCGAAACCTGAGATCAGGACCGAGACCATCCCGTTCTGGAGAATGCGCATGCGCTCAACAGAAGCAGTCGTTCCATCGGGCGTGGTGCTGAACACCAACCGACCGGGCATATCGTTCACGCCAGGAGTCGCTTCAACAACCCCCCTGATGGTCGCGAGCTGGATCATCCCAGCACCATCATTACCGAAGAACTCAAGAGACCCTACGGTGTCGTCAGTCTGAACTGCCGTGTTGTTGCCATAGATCGTAGCTCTGGACTTCGCCATGTACAGCGTGGCACCCGTCGGGGTGGCGTTATAACCGACATTGGCTATACCACTTCCGCCTTGCGCCATTACAACAGAGGCGGGGAGCAAGCCTCCGAAAGTGGGCGGGACACCATACGCCGTCCCACCTCCCATAATGACGTTCTGACCATTAGCCTGAATTCTCAGTCGTTCCAGAGGATCGCCCCCCGAAGGTGCCGTCCAAGTTGAGATTCGTGCTGAGATCGTAGTGGCAGGAGCAACATCGACAATCCCCTCGATATAGCCCCCCAGATCCATTGTGCCCCCGATAGGAGCCCACCATTGCACACTGCCCAGGGAATCGTTGAGCTGAACGACCGTTGTAGCACCGGCTACAGTACCCCGTGTCTTGACCATAGCCAGCGCGCCAGAAAGTGCATCGGCTGAGTGCTTGTAAACTGCAATAATGGGCACGACTGAGTTCACAGCTTGAGCAGCTACAAACGGCACCACAGTCGCCAACGTTGGGGGCGGTGCTGTGCTGGTGTTGTCGTTGGTCATCAGGAATCGACCAGCGGGGTTAAAGCGTGCTCTCTCGAACGAGGCAGCATCTCCGATCGCACGGGTATTGAATGTCAAAGCCGTCGGCAACTGACCTATCGCCACCACCCCATCGGTCAGTGCACTAATACGCGCCCCTGTCAGGATGTTAGCAGTCGTGCCGTCGTAACCACCAAACGAGATTAAACCCAGGCCATCGCCATTAACGAGGGTGGCGTTGGCACCTAAGGTATTGGACCCACTATGAGCCAGCATGTGCTGAGGACCGCTAGCGCTTGAGCTGTACAAAGTTTGAAGCAGTGAGGCACTGAGCGTAGCTTGAATGGCTAGGCCATAATCAAGACTCGTGATCGGAACAGCAAAAGTTCCACCATCACCAGTTATAAACACCTTTCCGGCGTTGTTAATTCGCAATCGCTCAACTGGAGTAGTCCCCCCATCAAGAGTTGTGCGGAAGATCAGTCGGCCAGGCATATCATTGAGTCCTGGGGTACCGTCTACCTGACTGACAATGTTGGCAGCTTCAATGAGCCCCGTGCCGTCAGTCCCAAAGAATGAAATTAAACCCAGACCGTCCCCATCGACAACGACGGTATTGACCCCGAGCGTTGCAGCACGACTTTTAGCAAAGACAAAAACCGGAGAAGCTGTATCGGCGCTGTGTCTCTCTACCAAGATTGAGGCAGTGTTAGTCGCTCCTTGAACCGCCAGACTTGGCGGACTCCCCCCAAGTAACAGAAGGGGGTTAGCGTAAGTTATGGGATCGGAAAAGACATGAACTTGCCCGACGCTCCTAACTCGTAAATGTTCTATCGGGGTGGCTGTCCCATCAGCTGACGTAAGAAGGAGCAATCGACCAGGCATATCCGCAGCGGCACCAGGAGTACCATCGACCTCAGCTCGAATCTCAGAAGATGAAGCAAAGTCAGTCCCGGTTGCCCCGGCGAATTGGACCGAACCCAGTTGATCTCCCGATTGCACAATCGTGTAGACACTAAGTGTCCCGCGAGCCTTTCGGAAAATGAATTGTCCCGGATTTTGATCAGGCGTGAAGTGATCAATGGTCAGAATAGTTTGGTTCGCTTGACCTTGCCAAACCATGGCCGGAACAACACCAAGTACAGGTTTTGGTGCAGTGACGTAGCTGGTGCCATTGGCGGTGACAACGAGTTGACCTGTAGCGCTAATGCGTAGTCGCTCAAGCGGGCTAATCCCTCCAACTGGAGTCGTTCGAAAGACCAAACGTCCCGGAGTATTGTTGAGTGCCGCCGCCCCATCGACCAGTGCTTCGAAGTTAGCAAATTGAAGAAATTGAAC